GTCTTTGTGCAATAATTCTAAAGATGTACGGCCAGATGTGTCTAGGGTCCGCTTCTCCTTTTTGAGATCCTGCGACTGAGAAGGGCTGACACGGATATCCACAGGATAATATGTCACATTCTGGAACAAGTCTTGCTGGGTCATTAGCCAACTCCTTTACGTCTTCTGCAATTAGCACATCAGGCCAATGCTTTGCTAAAATCTTACGCGACCAAGGTTCTATGTCGCAAAATAAAACTGGTTTGGATAATCCTGCCCATTCAAAGCCAAGGCTAAATCCACCAATGCCAGAACATAAATCAACATGCCTTAACATTTATTTTACGTCCGATATAAACAAAAAGCCACCGCCATTACCCTCTGGGTCGCGTGATACTTCAATCATAATATCTTTATAGTTTGGTTTTTTTAAATGAAATTGAGCGAATCCATCTCCGCCTGTGTCATTGTCTGCCATGCCTAAAAATTTATGAATTTTAAAACCTTCAAGCTGTTTATAATAATCATCAAAATTTCCATTACTCATTTTTTTCTTCCTTGTGTGTGTTGGGGAGTTTTGCGGCACTCGCACTCCCCAAGCGAGTTCTACCAATACCAATAGGCACCGCTAGAAATAGAATCCATATTAACATTTTTTAAAAACATTTTTTTTCTTAACCCATGCCGATAAAATGTTTTTTGTTTTCAGTTACTTAGCCCACTGAGGTGTAACACCAGAGTTTTGTGGTTGGGCTGGCATTTGTGCTTGCATTGCATTTGCCACATTTTGTGGTAATGCACTCATATTGACAGTGCCATTAACTGAAGCGCCAGTAACAGGAACAGTCCCGTTATTAGGGCTAATGAAGTTATTGTCTTTCGGAGTTAGAACAATTTTTAATTTGTTCCTATCTTTATAACCATTAGTTCCTTTTTCGATTGCAACAACAAAACAAATCTCTTGCCCCTGCAATGCTTCGATAGCCATGATATTACGCTTACCCACAGCCTCTGCTGACTGGTCATTAGGGTTAAGGTTATACGCACTATCAACCATGTTTCTAAGCGTTCTCATGCCGATTTCACGAGCAACTGGGATACCATTGTTGCCCATCTTATCACCATGAACGAACAAGTTGTGCCACACTCGCCTTTTATCAAACTCACCGCCCATGACTGTAAATTCTATAGGGCAATAAATTGCGCTAGTTGTTTGTGATTTTTTAAACATAGACAACTGGCTAAACTCTTGGATGACTTCATCGCCACCAGTAAAGTTAATAATAGCCCTTACAACCGTACCATCTGGAATAGGTTGTAAATCATTGGACGTGTTTGATTCTTCTAAAACGACTTCATTTAAATTAAGCATTTATAACTCCTTCTGCTTGTGTTTGTGTTTGTGTCATTTCATTCGGGTTAACGAATTCGAGTGGTTTATCTTGCACAACACCACTCATTTTTTCAAGAAGTTTGCCAAGATTAGGTTCTTCAACCAACTCAAGTAAACCACTTCTATCTTTAGCAGGATAGTTCCAAGGGTTAAGTGTTTGACATACAAATGCTCGATATGGAACACCTTCATCAGTGTTCATAACTGCCATCGTAATAACTTCGTCAACAATTCCTGGGAGTTCTCTGCCAGTTTTAGAGCCTTCTATTTGTAACTCAAATGTCTCTCTACCGTAGTCATCAACTTTAGTATCAAGTATACCAACAAAGATTACATTCTTATCTCGAATGTGTTGCAAGTGAGTTAACCAACCCATCATCTCTCTTCCTTGCATACCATAAGCATTACGAATATCTATTTTGCCTGTTCTGTCTGACTTATTGTCAGATGAATTTTGACAATATAGCCAACATAATCGACCAGCTACTGTTATGCTATCAACAAATATAGTATCGTATTTTGAAAGAAAGGTAGAAGGATCTCCGTATGTTTGGCAAACTAAATCATAGTGTGCCTGTGAGTAACACATATCATCAGACAAAGATGGATTAGGACCACCTAATAGACATGCGAAATCACGACACTCTGTCCATGTTCTTGGGCGAATTACATCTACCGCTACACCCTCAATCGCGGCATCTCCCGCCTCCAAGTCCATGAACAGAGTTTTCTGTGTATCTAGCGTTCTGACGAGGGTAGTTTTACCCACGCCAGATTTGCCACACACAACAATTTTATGACCGCGCTTTTCTTTTAAACGGTCTTCAGCACTAATAATTTTAAGCATTACTATTCTCCTCAATACTTGCTGATACACCTTGTAAGTGAACAGTACGAGCCTCACTAAGCACACCTTTTATCTCTGGTGGAGCATTAGTATATTTCGCCTCTGGTATTGTGTATTTAGCAGTCGCGTAATGCTTGGCTGTTTCTGTATCTAATTTGTTTAATATGGTGACAAGTTTATCCTGATCCCATTCAACTTTTTTTCTAAAGTCAAATTGGATTTTAAGATTGCCCTCATATAAAGTTGTGGAACCAAAATCTTTACCTTGTTGATGAAGCTTCTCTTGAGCAGCATCTTGGTATCTAGTTGTGATTTGGTTATTAATTGCTTTTATTTTCTCTTGAGTTTTCTGCAATTCATCCTTGGCTTCAATAAGAAGCATTTGTAGTTCGGCTGTTGTTGCAGAAGACAAAAGAGACTCAGTTTGCACTAAGTTCATTTGAACCTCCTATTGGTAATTGGTTTCACCAGAATAGGAAATCTATTTCACACTGTCAACTATTTTTTTTTAGAAATTCGTATATCTATGTTATTTGCTGCTAACATTAGTTTCTTTTTTAGCTTAAACTCTGGGGTTTCTACGCCTTTTGCGTCTTCAACTACGAACTTTTTTTCGCCATTTTCATCGCGCTCATAATATGTGAAGTCTGCTACATACGCACATATCTTTTGATCATTAACGACAATATTAAATCTTATTTGCCGTTCTAGTTCTTGTATATGCCCAGCTTGAGAAAGCTTATATAGCTGTGCATATCTCTCCGCTTCCCATTTTGAGTCAAACATCATGCCCATAAACTCTGTCTTCTTTGCGCGGAATTTGTTGCGTCTTCCATAAGGTATGTTATTATATGGCATTATATGTCCTTTTAACCATGAGGTATGTTATGCAATTTAAATCTGTGGGTATAGATATAAACACTTATCATAAGATAAAGCAAATTTCAGAAGACGAACATCGAAACATTCGGCAGCAATTAGCAAAGCTTATTGATGAATATTACACTGAAAAGTATGGTGACAAAAAGAGCAAAGGTGGCCTTGGTTTAGTATCTTAATCGCAAGAACGCATTCGATCTACTAATCTACGGGCTCTATTTGGCACTTGTGTATACCACTTTGAATCTACCATTTCATTGGCTGCCCCTGACCAATCTCTTGCATCTACGTTAGCCTTCATACCTTTGAACTTAGATAAACGCGGATATCCGAGGTTAAACATCATGTTCGCTATGATTAATTGCACCTCTTCGGGTAGGTCATTAAAGTCTTTGTAGAGCCTTTGACAATCTTCAAGCGTAACTGTGATATCTAGGTTAAACGCAGACTGAACACGGCTCTGCTCAATCACTGAGCCAACATCTTTTCCGTACTCTGGGTCATCTTTAGTAATTAAATGCCCTATTCCAAACGTGGGCAATCCTAAGTGATCCAGATATACCTCGTACTTACAGCCCTCGTCTTCGGCTAATTCTTCTCTTAACTTGTCTATGTTCATTACAATAATCCCGCTGTTGATCCCTGGATACCTAATGCTTGCGCTACTCCAGGGTCTGTTTTAGCTCTTTCCCGCAATCCTCCAGCGGGTGCTGCTGCTGGTACGGGGGAAACCTGGGCCAAACCCGAACTTATGTTCGGGGGTTGTATCTGCTGCGATAGATTTGATAACTCTTGTCCAATTTTAGAATTTTCTATTGCGTATCTGATTTGTCTTTCACCTTCTTGAAATCCAGATTGAGCGAGTTGCGCTGGCACTTGAGAGAAAGAACTTGCTAATATTCTTCCTAAAATGTTCGCCTTTTCTTGTGCGCTTTCTCCAGCAGCTTGTTTTTTGTACTGTTTTAATACTGTTTCATAATAAGGAGCAGAAGCCAAGAATCTACCTAGTAAGCTATATTTTACCAAAGCTCCTAAGTTTTGCAAAGGACTAGCAGCTATATTAGCTGCAACCAAATCACCACCAGCCGCTGTTCTTGAGTTGAAAGAAAGTATTTTAGCAAACTCTGCCATATCTTTGCCCATTTCTTCCCCGAACAAAGCTTCTAACTTACCACCTTCATTAGCTTTTATAAGTCTATCAGCAAAACTTTTCAGAGCTTTTGCATCTGTTGTTAAGCTATCGCCAAAGTCAGCGATAAGATTTTGCATGAAGTTGCCTCTAACCGTTTGTTTAGCGGCCTCATTTCCTTGGCTATCAAACACATTCATAATTTTCTTTATGTCTGAAGCAGTTGTTTTTGTGTTTCCTATAAGTTCAGCAGCTTCAACAGGGTTTATATCTCCATCAGCCAATTTTCCAAGAACTGAAGATTTTGTATAGTTTTGCAATTGGTTTTGAGTTAGTTCTATTTGCTTCAGTGTGTCTACGGGCTTTAAACCAGCGTCTATTATTTCCTGAACTGATTCTTTGCTCATATTAGACAAAGAAGTTTTTTCAATGGAATTAGCCAATGCTTTAATTTGCGGTGCTGTATCTCCAAATAAAACATCTGCTGTTCTGCCTAAATCTTTCACAGCTTTTGCGAAAGCAGCACCTCTGAATGTATCTGGTTTATAATTATTTATTTCACTTATACCAGATTTATTTAAAGCATCTCTTAGCCATTGTCCTGCAACTAATTCTTTAAAATTAGTGGCAGAAATTTCAGTTCCTTCTGAAACAGCTTCTATAGCATCTACTAAAACACTTGGAGTATCGTTTTTTACTATTCTATCAAGTTTAATATCTTTTGCCTCTATTCTTTCTCCAGTTTCGGCTTTTCTTCTAAGATTTTTTACTACACCAGCATCTTCTATTCTATCAAATGCATCTGCCCCAGATTTATATTCGCCCCTTGCATTGTCCAATGCCTTAGATGCCTGTCTTAAAGTTTTCAATCCTTCTTCTGATATTTGATTGCCAGATGCCAAAGCAAAACTTTCAATATTCCCACTTCTCAATAAATTATCTGACTGATCTATCATTTGCCTTATTACATCTCTTTCACTTTTCCCTGTAGCTGTGGCAAGAGTGTCATTTAAAGCTTTTCTAGTTTGATAGAGAGATTTAAACGAGGAGGATGGCTCTATTGTTTTAGCGATATCTATTGCGCTCTGTAATGCTCTAGTGTTTGCAGTTCTACCAGCTAAATTTGGCCTATAAGTATCAGATGCTTTAGTAGCTATTGATTTGATACTGGCAGTTGGTATTATTTGAGCAGAACCGACAGGGCTCTTTAAGGCTTCATCAATAGGAGCAAATACAGCATTCATTCTATCATCAAAGGCTTTGATTGCATTACCAAAGTAATCTAATAATTCAGACTCTAGGTTAGTATTCTTTTTAGCCGCTGCGCCTAAGTCTTTTGCTAAATCATCTAATTGCTTTACTAATGCAGTCTGTGCTTCTCTATTTAGTTTGTTTAATTTAGCTTTTTCTTCTCCTACAGATTTCAAAAGAACTGTACCAGCTTCTTCATCAGTAGAAGCTCCTGCCGCATCCCTAAATTGAGAAATTTTAGATTGCATAACGTCATTGTTCTTTTTAAGCCTAGAAGATGTGCCAAATATCTTTTCAACAATTGCTTGCTGACGACCAACAATAGCTGGCGCCCTAATTGCGGTAAGTGTAGGCTTAATACCCATCTCAATTGACTTACCAGCCGCTTCTAACTCTTCTGGAGTTAATGACTTTCCTGCTTGTCCACCTCTAAGAGCCCGATAACCTAAACCGAAAGTTCCTAAAGTTGCATCAGCCAAGAAACCTATTGTTGCTTCTGTTGCTACATCTTTTGCTATTTCACCAGCAGTTTGCTTAGAAACACCCGCCAATGCCTCGATGCCTTCTTCTACAGCAGAACCGCCTCCAGCACCCACACCAGCACCGATAGCGGCTCCTAAGACAGGAATAGGAATAAGTATCTGACCAGCAATAGCACCGCCAATACCGCCTATTACTTCAGGAGCAATACCAGCTATATCCGCCAAATCATAACGAGAGAAACCTTCTTCATCTATTAAGGTATTCTCAGATAACTCTAGTCCAAGCTTTTTACCACCTTCAGGAGTAACTGCTAGTCTACCTCTGCTATCTCTCAAGTAATCTTCGGACTGTAACCCGAACTTTTGTAAGATTGCTTCTTGCTCTGGATTTGTTTCTGCAGCCGACAAAGATGCTCTTAAACCAGCATCACGAACACCTGTTCGGGTATCAAATCCTTTTTCTTCAGAAGACCCAAGTTGTAATTCACCAAGCTCAACTCTCCCAGCGGTTCTTGGCTGTAACTGACTTATAATATCAGATACATCATCAGGGTTGTTTTTTATAGCTCTTCTAGCAGAAAGCTCTTGTTTAGGGCTAAGAGAACCAGATTTTATAGCTCTTCTTATTGTTAACTCTTCACGGGCGTTCATATTACTCCCCTTGTCTTAATGCGGCTAATTCTGCGGCCTCTTCTTCAGACAATTCTTCATCAATATCTTGTGTTGGACGACCAGAATCGTATCCATAACCTTCAAGAGTTCCGTATGCTGTATCTAAGTTTTGTCTTTGAACAGTAACAATCTCTTTATAAACATCTCTAATTTTCATAAGAACTTCTTGTGTGCTTGCCTCATCTATTTTAAACATAGATATATTACCAACTATATCTTTAACCCTTCGCCTATCCGCATCTGATATTGTTTTTCCAGCTTCTTGTAATATTTCAGGTGCATTTTGTGATTGTATTTTCTTCAAAATAAACTTTGCTTGTTCTATTGATGTTGGGGCATCTCCAACGCCAAAACCTATGGCTTTACCAAGGGTTTTTATACTAGATGCAAATTGCTCTGGTATAGTAATACCTTCAGCTACTAATCCTTGTAGTTTTTCAAATTCTTGTGCTGTTTTGTTTAAAGAAGATTCTCTTCTTTTTAGTTGTCCAACAACAGATTTATAGCTTGCAGGCGTTAGTTTAACAGGAACAATGCCGTCTACATTTGGGTCTTCTATATAAGCATTTACTTGAAAACCTTCTAACCCAGGAACCAAATCTATTTTTTCGGTTTTATCCGTATATAAATCTGGGGCTTCTTGATTAGCTATCCAAGCTTCTCTTAATTTTGTTCTGTTGTCTAATCTAGCTATCGCCATATTATTGTCTAATTCAGCCTGTTTTATAATGGCTTTTGACTTATTATCAAGATTAGTAACATTAAGATCATTAAGAGCTTTTTTCTGAGCTACTCTAGTTGCAGTTTCAGTAGCATCATCTGCGGCAACTTGCTCAAGACCATATTTACCAGCAGCTAATTGTGCTGTTCTTGCTCTTTCTCTGGCTTTTTCAAGTTTTGGAGAGGCTTTCTCACCAGCTTCACCAAGACTTGTTAGTAACTTACTGACATTAAAACCTTTACCAGCTTGATTTTGCATCAAAGCAAGACCGAATGCTTGCAATGCTGCACTCTTATCAACCTTTCCAGAAACATCTACACCCGTAGCATCTGCAAAATCTTTTTTATATTCTGCAAGAGTTTTTCTTGGAGTTTCTTCTCCTGCATTAATATTTTCATATTCAGACATTGCATCTTCAAAAGCTTTTTCTAAAGGGCTTAATTGCTCCTCTTGAGGAGCATCAGGCACATCACCTCTGCTAACTTCATCAAGAGCTACATCAGGTGCAATTCCTTGGTCTTGTTTTTTTGATGTATCTGTTTGCGTTGCAGTAGACTTTGATTTGTTTTTTAAACTATCTGATAATTGATTTAATTGTTCGGTAACGTCATCAGGTGCATCTTCAAAACCTATGCCCATGTCATCAAAATTAATACCCCTTAAAGGATTTTTGTCTACGTCAGTCAAACGAGTTTCCTCATCTGGAGTAATAAAACTTCCCAATCCTGTTCCAGCTTCCTCTGTATAAGGAGTTTGTCCAAATAAAAAATCAGTGCCTTGCCTTATTC